CGAGGTCCACCGGATCCAACTTCCGCACGCACCCACGTATCACATCGAAGCATTTTTTTGCCTGGTCGTTGCTGTTGGCGCAGGTGTAGCTCTCGGCGTTGGCATCGCCATAGAGTAAATCGTCGACAGCCAGCGCTGCGCATGAGGTGGTTTTACTGAACTTGCGGGGCACATACAGAGCAACTTCGCGCACTACTCTGCAGCCATCATGCCAAAAGCCGTAGATATTGGCGAACTGGAATGTCTGCACCGGAGTGAGCTTATATTTCTGCAGTCCGAATTTGCCCGGGAAATGCAGATTTTCGTACAAGGTAAAAAAACGCTGCACCTCTGTGGCATTGATGCCGTATTTGTCGGCCATGCGGAAAAAGCGCATAACCGCCAACTGCTCGTAGAGGTTATGCGCTTCGGGATTACGCGCAACCTCAGCAACGTAGCTCACCAGCCTTGCGTCGATCTCACTCAACCGGTAGTCTGATATCGGCACGACTGCCAGTTTTGCCGTTACATCGGTTTTGGCCTGGCGTAATTTGTCCTTTTCCTCCTCTGTCATACTGCAGGATCGATGGCATCACGTTTAACGATGTTCGGTTTTCTACGACCAGCGTTCTTTACTTTCTTGGTCAGCTCTATCATCGGGTCGTCCTCGTCGGTGCCGGTCAGCTCCTCGGCTGTCAGCCCCAAGGCTTTCATCTGCCGGGTGACACTGTCCTGCGCATCCTTCTGGATTTTAAATACCGGATGTGGCGCCAGTGTCTCATTGCCATAGCGCGATGTGGCTGTTATGGTGGTACTCTCCAGTCCGTCGATTTCGTCGTTGGCCAAATCGAGCGTGCGCAGGGCGCCGGCCAGCGACAGAATTTGCGCACCCAGACTCCGGCTATATTTGCCGGCGGCTTTCAGTGCTTTTTCGATATCTTTCCTATATTCGTTAACTTTCTTTGCCATATTTAGTTAAATTGTTAAAATTTGCTTAAATCGGAATTTTTGCCCGCATAGACGAAAGGGTTGGGGCGAGGTTTAACAGAACCGGGGTGCCTTGAAAAAAACACCCCCCGGAGGCTCAGCCGCCAAAGAATTTTTTGACCACCCCCGCCACCTGTTCGGCATTGCGTCGTCGTGTGGCCTCCTTGCCGCTGCGTCCCATCTCGGTGTGCACCTCGACATGGCATCTGTGGCACAGCGCACACAGGTTTTCAGGGTTGTACATGAGCCGGTATTTCTCATTGTAGTTCACTCCGTGCTCCACAGGTTTGCGGTGATGCACTTCCGTGGCCGGCGTTATGTAGCCCTCGGACTGGCAGCGCTCGCATAGCGGGTGCGCAGTGAGTATGTCACGACGCAGGCGCAGCCACCGTGGCGTATGAATCAGTTTTATGTAGTCCTTATCCTTTGCCATTGGTGTGTTTGCATATCAAGTAATTAAGACTGTCCAACAAGCTCTGTTGCCTGACCTTTTTATTTTCGAGTGATGCGCTGGCCCGCTCATCTACTGTATTCACACCTATCAGTTTGTACACAGTAACCGGATGCCGCTGTCCTTGCCGGTGCAGTCTGGCATTGGCCTGCTGGAACAATTCCAGATCCCAGCCGGTGCCGAACCAAACGATGTAATGTCCGCCCTGCTGCATATTGAGGCCATATGCCGTGCTTGCCGGATGCGCCAGCAGCACGTCGATTTTTCCGGCGTTCCAGTCCAGCAGCTGCTTTTCGCCCTCGTACACTTCCACACGGTAGCCTTTGAGCTTCCTGGCAATACGGGGAATATCATGCTTGAACTGATAGAAAACCAGCACACCGCTGCCATTGGCCGCCTCTACTATTTCGGTCAGCTTATCCACCTTTTCGCTGTGGATTTCGTGTACTTCCCTGTTTTCGTCGTACACAGCGCCATTGGCGAACTGTGCCAGTTTGTTCATCAGTCCGGCGGCAGAGTTGGCCAGAAGGTTGGCTGGTTCGCCCTCATGCTCCTCCTTGAACTCCAGCACCTTCTCCCGCTCGAATCTGTTATAGGCCGACATGACATCCGGAGACAGCTCCACAGGGACATTGTGCATCATCAGGTCCGGCAATTGCAGATAGTCTTTCGCCTGCATGCTCAGGCAGATGTCGGCTATGCTGTTCCGTATGATGTCCTCATGCCCTTTTTTCACATCGCATCGCACCACAATGTTGTTCCAGCGATGGGTCTCGAAGTGGCATTCGCGATATTTCGATACGGACTTGCCCAAACGCTGGCCCATGTCGATACAGTACATCTGCCCCCAGAGGTCGATCAGCCCGTTAGGCGCCGGGGTGCCGGTGAGTCCGACAACACGCTTCACGGTAGGTGTGGCGATGCGCATTGCCTTGAAGCGTTGCGACTTGGAATTTTTAAAGCTGGTCAGCTCGTCGATAACCAGAACATCGAAAGGAAGCCTGCCGCCATAGAGCCCCACCAGCCATACAAAGTTATCGCGGCCGATAACGTAGACGTCGGCAGTCTCGGCCAACGCCATTTTGCGTTGCTTCTCGGTGCCCATCACCTTTGCCACTCTCATATCCTGCAGGTGATTCCATTTGGCCGCCTCGGTGGTCCATGTGGTTTCGGCCACCTTCTTCGGAGCCACCACCAACGCGCGGCTTATCTCGCAGTCGTCGACAAGCTGCTGAATGGCGGTGAGGGTGCTCACTGTCTTGCCCAGGCCCATGTCGAGAAAGAGACCGCAGCGCGGATTATCCAGTATCCATCGTGTGGCGGTACGCTGGTAGTCGTATGGACGGTAAATCATTGCCGTGAAGTTTTAATCAGCTCGTCGATGTCGGCTTTGTTGTCTATCACTTTCGCCAGATGCCCCATGGCCGCCAGCTCGGCCATACGAATCTGCTGGATTTTTGCCGGTTTCCGCCCTTTGCTTTTCAGTTCCACCCATATCACACCGCCGCCCGGGAGCACCAGCAGCCGGTCGGGGTAGCCCACCATGTTCGGATTGGAGTATTTCAGACACAGCATGCCATTCTGTTTTGCCTGTTCCACCAGGTACCGCTCTATCGATTTCTCCGACACTTCGGCATGGCGGACGATACTTTCGACGCCTCTGTTCCGGGGGGTGGTCAGAGCCTCGCACGTGTGCGCGATAGACGCATTATGTGTGTTTACTATATTTTTTATTCTGTTTTTCATATAAAACATATATTTTTCAAATCTTCGGATATTTAAGTGGCCATCTGACCACCCTACTCCTATATATGATATTTCCAGGTATTTAAGGTGGGCAGAAGGGTGGCCGGAAATGGTGGTCATATAGGTTCGTCTGTTTCATTGTGACCACCTTTTTCGAATTTTTCGCCGAAGGTGGTCACTTTTCTGAATACGGTGGCCTTAATATTTTTACCATCTGCCCCCCTATATCTGCCCACCCTTTTCCGCTTTTCCTCACGTTCCCATCCGAGGGATTTCAGCAGTGCTCCTATGCGCTGCGGACTGTACTTTGAAATGCCCGGATACGGACAGCATGTGACAATCTCACATACCGCAATCTCGGTGCGCGCAACAGAGCCGTCCGCGCTCAACGGGTCGTGATACACATAGTAGTCGCGACGTCTTTTGGGCTCGTATGTGTCCCAGTCGACAGGAAGTCTTATATCGAGCCAGTCGGCAAGATAATCGCGCAGAGGATCGCTGTAAATCTCGTTATGATCCTCTGCCCTCTTTCTGGCGAGCGCTTCCAGCTCCGGTGATAACACCAACGGTTCACCACTGCGGTACACCTCCAGGGCCTCTGCCCATATCTGCCCGGTCTCTGCCTTCAGGCGCTCCCGCCATGCGGCCACACCCTCGCCTCCGGTAACCTTGACTATCCAGAAACGGCGATTCCCTGTTGTATCTTTAAGGAAATGCTCATTGTTGGTAGAGCCTATCATCACACAATGGCGCGGATTCTTGTTCCATTGCCGTGCATACGCCGCTCTGAAATCATCGGACCGCCGGGATATAAGGTCTTTTATGGCATCCATGTCGGCATTGCGCATTCCTTTGAATTCCGGAATCTCCACTATCCACGACCGCTGCAGAGCCTCACACTGTTCCTTTTTGCCTTCCGACAAAGATATGGAGCCGCGCCACCGGTTTGCCAGAATCTCCGCGAAGGTGCTTTTGCCGGTGCCCTGTTCGCCATATAGAACCAGGCAATAGTCGAACTTGATGCCCTCACCCGTTTCCCGGTCGATATCAAGCGCCCGACCTACGGCGCCGGCCAGCCATTTGCGGCTCATGGCCCGTGTCAGTTCAGTATCTTCCGCCCCGAGATAGTCGATCAGCAATGTGTCGATGCGCGGCGTGCCGTCCCATTTTTCTCTCTGTATGTAGTCGGCAAGCGGATTGACAGCCCGTTCCGGCGCCGTAGGCCGCAACATTTTCTCTATGAGAGAATTTACGGCGCCGATGTCAAGCCCGTAGCGCTCCTGCAGATAAGCGCACATCCGCGCCAATGATGAATCGTCTACTTCGTTCTCGCCATGCGTTCCCACAAATGCGCAATCCGGATTGACTATGATGTTGCGCTGGCTGAAAGTATCGTATTTCACCATTCGGAAATTGTAATCGTTCAGCATTATAAGTTTCAACGTCCTATGCGATTTCCTGATATTCCCTTTCCGGTCGCATTCAAGTTCCGCCATCCAGTCGTCGCCGGGTGCTTCGGGTGCTTCGGCAGGTTCGGCGTCCACTGCGTCGATGCCGGCGAAATCATTATCGGCATCGGCCAGTCTCTCCCTGGCGAGCAGTACGCGCACGGCCTTATCAGCCGCCGCAAAATCCTGCATTCTGGTGTACGACGGCAGCCCGGTGACATCGGTCTTCCTGCAGCCCTCATCCTGCACGCCGAACAAGTGGATGCGCACCAGGTCGAAGGCATTGCACAGCCTCATGCTTGCAGGATCCGTTTCATGGTGCGAGTATGCGAATTTGCCATCATAGGTCACGCAGCCGCCGGCGACACTTCCGGCGCGGTAGGTATATCGGCCATCTGTCGCGGTCTTTTCGTACACCTCCGGCAAAAACTTCTCTATCGCCTCCTCTATGTTGTATGCCCGGCAGAACGCGCCTATCAGCCCGGGCTTCTCGGCAGGGTCGCCGGCCTTGCGGATTTCGTGCGCCAGCACATCGCCCTCACGACTCGACATCGGCCATTCGCTGACATCCTGCGGATTCCGGTATGTCGCCAGCACCTGGTCGACATCGAAGGCGGGACCATCCTGATAGTCGAAAACATACTCTCCGTCGCGGCTGGTGCTGGGCCAGTAGAACAGACGTGGCAGTTGGTATGTGGTATGGTCGAACATCTCGATGCCTAAGCGCGAAGTCCAGTATCGGCATACGGGTTCATACTCCGCCGGAGCTATCTGTCTGTTGGCCGGAAGCACCAGCCGCAGACGCGGCTTCTCGGAAGTATGTTTGTGGGTACTGTATATCATGGCGGCACAGTCGAAATTCAGAGTGAAGTCGTCCCATACGTCGGCGGTGCCATAGTCGATATCGAGAGTCACCAGCGTACGATATAGCACATTTGCCGTCTTGCGGGTGCCGTTCGACAGATAACCGCCCACGAACCCGCCGACATCCTTTACGCTGCTCTGTTCCTCGCGGCTCATGCGCAGATATTCACGCACCGTTTCGCCGGTGCGCTTGGTGTCGGCGCACCTGGTTAAAATCTCGCTCCATTTCCACGACCTGTTGCGCCAATTCTTCGACAACCGGCTATGGGCTGTGGCTATGTCTAAATCAAAATCACACTTAAGCTTTATCATTGCTGATCTTCTCATATTTCACCCCGAAACACCACCTCAGCATAAGTGCGTGGAATCGGGAGATAGGTTTGTAAACTGCGAGCGAGTAGCCCGTGGGCTCGTGTCTGAGGTAGCCGATAGATTGTGGCACTATGATACGAGCCTCTGTCGGTTCTTCGCTTGTAGTGAGATATACCTTGTTGATGTTAGCTGTAAGCTTAACTCTCTCATCACTCCATCCGTCATCAAATATTTCTGCCATATCTCACTCTCCTTTCTTTTCAATCAGTTCCAACGCCGCAGCGATACAGTCATTCATCGCATCTTCGTAGATTTCATATTGGTGCTTTGATTCAGCGTGCTTTCCATTGCCTACAAGTTCTCTGATTTGCCAAAAGTACATTGAGCGCACTCCGTTCAGAAGGACTTGACAATGTAGTTTCTTGCGTTCTCTCAACCACTTCTGAGCCTGTGCCAAAGTTGGCATTGAACATCCTGCATACACGCTTCGGTTGTAGTCTATCGGAGCTTCTTCTGAGGTCGTTGAATATACATGGTCATCGGGGGAGTCCTTGCGAGTGTAGTAGAAATAGCAAGGGTAATCAAACCCTACCTTCTTCAGCGCAAGGGCGAGGGGGTAGGAAACGTAGTCTTCGGGGTTCATTGTTGTCTCTTTTTGTCAAGTTCTGCAATCAGAGCGTCGGCAATTCTAACGGAATCCTTAGCCCAGCTTTCAATTTCCGAATCGCCAATTCTGAGATTGTGATTTCTTTTAGAGGATATTAATACCGCTTGCATCGCCATAGCCGCTATCTGTTGCCTCGCATTCTTCTCAGATAAGTTTACTACACACTGTCTCATTATCTTTGAGGCCTCCTCGAAAGCGTCAAAATTGTATGTTATATTAGTTTCCATCTTTCTCTTTTGTTTTCGGGGTGAAGTCGGGGCAATCAACTCTTAAATTCCTCTTCCAAATGCAGATGCCACTTTCTTTATTCGGGCACTTGCAATGTGTAAAGCTATCCATCAACCATTCAAAGAAGTTGCGCTTGCCATAGTGTTTACACTCCCTCGGTTTCTGCGGTCGGTCAGTCGGGGTCATAGTCATATACTCTCAGTTTAGTTTTGAGCCAATCGCAGGGCTTCAATGCGAAATTGAAAATAAATGATTCGCTCAACCTCCCGATATAGGCCAATAAGACAATTGGCAACAAAATCAAGAAGATTATGCCATTCAAAGTGAAGCACACGGCTCTACGGTATTTCTTTTTCATTGCATCAATCTTTTAAGAGCAAGTAAAGCGTCCTCCTTTGTGTCGTAGACGCTATGTGTACGCCACTTGCGTTGCCACCATCGCTTGTATTCGACACGGTGAACAACATCGAGCATATACTTGCGTGCTCTGTATTTCGTTCTGAATGGGTTCTTCATTTTCTTTTCCTCCTTATTTCATTTCACATACCCTTTCTCCAGACACCACACAAGCAGCGAGTAGAGAGCATCGATGAGTTCTTCTGCTTCGGCATTGGCTTTTAGCGATGTGTGCAGATAACATGCTTGCCATACCTCTGAGATACGGTCTTTTGAAGATATAATCGGCTGCATCTTCAATCGGCAGTTGGTGCGATGCCCAAATGTGATTTTCTTCGGCAGGATGTCGAGAATGTCGGCGAGGGTGTACGGTTGAACTTCCGTTACATGAGGGAGCCATAGTCCATTTGCCTTACTGCGGCTTACTCCAAGCTCTATGAGCTTTGCCGATTGTCCGGCGGTCAGTTGGGTTTTCATAATTACTTCTCGTTTAGCACTTCGATTAATGATTTCAAGATTGGGGTTATTTTTTCGGCATACTTGATTCTTGCAGTTTCTTCCTCAGTATGCCCGCGTCTTAGGTCGGCATATCCAATAGCCAAGTCGATATTCTCACGTGTTTTGGAATATTCGTTGAGGTGATATTGCAGCACAGGAATCAAAAGTTTTGGCACGCACAATGCTTGCATACATGTTTTGTAGCCCTCTATGAAGCAGTCCACATTCTTATCATTGAGTCTGCCACTGCCACGTAGCATTGCCATTGCGAGCATGGCAACATCATCGGCATCCATATCAAAAGGGGTGTTCTTTGCTTTCATCTCACTTCTCGTTTAGCAGTTCGGGGTTGTCGCGGATGTTGCCGATGATTTCATGCTCGTTGCTTTTGTCAAGAGGATTGAACGTGAAGTTTGAGTTTCCGCCATAGCCAACAAACCATCCGTCCATAAGCGTGTAGCCGAACATTCCATGCTTGAACTCTACGATGTGCTTGCAGTGACTCCCATACACTACAATATCCCCCTCATAGATTTCCTTGCCGTTCTTGTCGAGCAGTCCGGAGAATTGACCTGCTGTATTAGAATCTACTTCGTGCCAATCCATCATAAAGACGGGATTATCGGGGTCGGTTGGAATGCCGATGAACAGTTTGCCGTGGGTTTCAGTGAGCGAGCCATACACCCATTCACCGTTGTCAAGGCGTTTGCCTCTGAATTTGATTGTGCGGTTCATATCATTTGTTATTAAAGTTACCAATAAACTTTTTAAACTCATTGGAACACTTGTTACATAGGTCGTAAGAGCGCGTTTTTAAATGGTGTCCTGTGCTTACTTCGTCCCAATGAAAGTCAACCGTTAAAGCAGTTCGCGATTCATTATCATAAGACACTTCGTGAAACCTCTCTCCGCATCTGTCGCAGGTAAATATGGTTTGTTGGTTCATTTCTCACCTCCTTCCTCTGCTATCACGAAATAGACATGCGTTTTGTCTGTTCTTAATCTCGCAATGCACTTCTTTAAAGGGCAAGCATAATGATAGCCGGCATTATGGCTAAAGCAACATTCATCACAGCTGGTTTCAAACGTATACTCTTTCGCCATTACCTTGTATCCGTTGATGAATCCGATGCCCCCGATTGGGATTTCTTGATTTTTCTTTTTCATGCGTCACCTCCTTTCAGCGGCGGGATGGGTAGCCATGCCTCGACATACTCCTTGCTGTACATATAATCATCGCCCTCTGCATCATCCCAGCACTGGTGATGCTCGTTCCATACGGACGGCTCAATGTCTCTACCAGTTGATATAAGCACATACTCGCCATCCTCCGGCAGCCTGTCCTCGACGCGAGTCCACAGATGGGAGATGGCGTAGGATGCTCCTGCGATGAATAGGCTTTCAAAATCCTTGTCAGTTCCGATGTTATAAGGATATTCGGGATTTATCTGCTCGTCGTATTCTTCGGGGGAAATCCCAACAAAGGAGGCTCTTGCCTTATAGACGTGTTCTTTTGCCGCTTCTTCTATTGTCTGTTTCATTTTGCTGATGTCTGTTAATCTTTCAAGTAATAGGGAGTGCTGTATCCGGCACCTTTCAGTGGCAAATCGTGGCACCAGTCTATCTGCTCGCTGAACAATGCCTCTACGTCGGCCAGAGGCCTGTCGACGGGGGCTTCGACAACTATTTCATCGTGGACGTGGAAAACGATTGGCAGATTATCGCGTCTGGCACGAAGCATGACCACACCCAGAATGTCGCGGGCAACGGCCTGCACGATGTTTTCGGTCAGCTTGCCGCCGTATGTACGTGTGACTTCCCACTTCTTTGTATTCTGGTTCACGCCCTCATACTCTATGATTTCGTGTTCGCCGCGCCAGCCATCATCATATTCCATACCTATGCGTGCGCGCGGATAGCAGATGGTGCGCCCAGAAGGCAGAGTAATAATCAGCATGCCCCAACGGAAGGCGACGGTAATCCCGCGGTGTATCGTTACAGTGTTGCCGGTTTTGATTGCCGAAACAGCAGCTTTTTCCACTATCGACCATAACATTACGATTTTGGGGTTCGCCTCGCGCCACAGCCTCACCGTCTCTTCTTCTTCGCGTTCGGTAAGCCCCAGGCGGGAACCGCCCATAGCCTCCAGTGCGGCGACACCTCCGCCGTAGCCCAGCGCCAGCACTGATATTTTGCCTTTCTGGCGCAGATGGCTGTTTGCGCCGTGCTTCTCGACCGGCACACCGAACATCTGCGAAGCCGTTGCGCAATATATGTCGCCGCCATTGCGGAACACGTCCAGCACCCAGTTTTCTCCGGCAATCCACGCTATCACACGGGCCTCGATAGCCGAAAAGTCGCACACGTGCAGGATATGGCCTGGCGAGGCTATAAAAGAAGTGCGTATCAGTTCGCTCAATACCTGTGAGACATTAGCGTAGTTCATTTCAAACTCCTCCAGGTCGCCGGTCTTCACCAGCCCCCGGGCATAGTTCAGATCCGACAAATGATTTTGCGGCAGATTCTGCACCTGCACCAGCCGGCCGGCCCAGCGGCCTGTGCGTGCAGCTCCGCAGAATTGCAGCAGACCATGTATGCGCCCGTCGTTGCATACACACGTCTGCATAGCCTCATACTTTTTATTGGAGGTCTTGGCCATTTCACGGCGTAGAGCCATAACCCGGCGTGCTTTGGGCCAATAGGTCAATGCGTCCTCGATTTCGTCGATGTTCTTTTTGTTGATACTGGCCACAGACAAACCGGTGGCGCGTTTGAGATACTCCTTGATCTGCGCGGCGCTATTGGGGTTATCCATGCCTGTTATCTGCTGCGCCTCTTTCAATAGCCCGGCTTTATATTCGGCATCGAAGCGCGCGGCCTTATCCACCAGCACGCGGTCGATAAGCACGCCGCGGTCGTTGATCTCCTGGTCGGCGATATAAAGCTGTTCATCGAATCCGGCAGGTTCCAGGCGGCGCACTTTGGCCAACAGCGCCTGCTCCACCTCAACATCGCGGATGCAATACTTTTTGAACATGTCCCAGCGGTCGGGTGCCGCATCGGGCAGGTGGCGCACACCGTTGCGGCCAGGCATAGAAAAGAAACGTATCAGCGCCCTGCCCTCGGCCATTTTCCCGTTGGCGAGTCTAAGCACCTCGGCGCATTGCTCAAGCGACAGCGGCAAGCCCATCCGGGCGGCACGCACCATCGTGCATTTCCACTGCGCCGGATCCATCGGCTCGGACAGCCCCAGATGCTTGCTGAGGCAGATACGTTCAAATGCGGCATTCCACGCAGTCTTAACCACATCCGGGTTCATAAGTGCGTCGGCGATTCCGACAGGCAGTTTCTCGCCCCGGGCAAAGTCAACACACGACACCGGGCCATTATCAATGCTGTATGCAAACAGCAGAACCGCAAAGTCGGGAGCCCCCACGTACCTGTACACTCCGCATCTGGCCAAATCGTGGCTGCTGTACGTTTCGATGTCTATGCCTAACTCGCGCATTATACCTCGCCTTTCACGTTTCTCATTATCTCCTCGGCGGCATCGTTGGAGGCTTCGGCCATTGCCGTGAGTGCTTCATATACCAGCGCGACGGGAAGTGTGACAGTACGGAATATGATAGCCAGGGTACAGCATATTACTGTGCCTGTCAGGAAAATGATTTTTATCGCTTTCATTGCTTTTGCTGTTTTAAGTCCCTGCCGGCACACCGGCCGGCAGAGATGGTTTGTGATTGGTTCAGGATTACAGATCTTCGTCGTCTTCGTCGTCGATGCCTGCGAAGTCATTCTCGGCACTCGTGCGGCCACCCAGCTTCTCATCGTCCTTGAACTTCATGATGTTATTGAGTCCGCAGGCTATACCGCGTTTGACATTGACATCGTAAGGAAAGAATGTCACCGACACGATAGCCCACACACCGCTGTAGATCTCTTCCTCATCCACGATGGGGACTCTGTTGCGGTCCACGATGCCGGGTCGCGTGCTACACTTGGCATTGAGATAGTAGCAGCCGGCGTAGACATCATCGTTGTCGTCGCGATCGTCGCCATCGCGCAAAGGCGACTCGAGCGTCTTGGGCACCTTGCCGCCCCACTTCGACGATATGCCCGCCGTACGGGCAGCCTCGATGGCCTTGCGGATAGCCTCGATAGTGGCTGTCTCCGTTTTGGGAATGAGAATGTTGGTGGAGTATTTGCCCGCGGCATCGTCTCCATCGAAACTATGCTTGTGGAATACGTGAGTGTAACTCAGCCGGCACGGGCCGATTACCACTTTATTGTCTGTGACTTTCGGTGTAATCATACAGTTTGATGTTATTGATAGGTTATACTTCGATGTCGTTAAAGTCATCCGCGGCGGCGTTGTATGCCGGGCGTTTGTCGTCGTCGGACGTTAATGTCGGTCTGCCCTGCGGCTTGGCTATGTAGTCGGCGCAGAGAGTCGAAAGCCGCTTTTTGCCCACCAGCTTTTCAAGGTCGCCGATGCCACACAGGACAGCAGGCTTCATGTACTCGCTTTCGTTGTAACCCTCCTTGGAAAGCAGGGCGATAACAGCCTTCTCGTCGATGATTCTGCGGTTGCTGCGCCCCTCCACCAGCTTGTAGCCGGGATATCGCACACCGCCGAGCGCCTGCTGCAACGCATAGTCCTCGACACTCGACACCCACGATTTTATGATTGCCAGCCACGGCAGAATGTCCGCAGCCATTTTTTTCGCGGTGATCAGCCCCGGTTCGGGATTCTCTCTGGCAACGGCGGCACACTTATCGGCCAGAGCCTCGCATATGCATTTCACCTTGCAGAACTGGCACCACTCCCCGGGATTTTGTATGCCATTACCGCTGAATGCCACCTCGGCTTTCGGGCGCAACTCTTTATCCGCCCATTCCAGCAGATCAGCGACCTCCATTTCAAACTCGCTGAAATTGTCGATTCGCGGCTGCACTATAGTCATGCGCACACGGTCTATACCATACTCCAGGCCATATCCGAGATAGGCACCCAGAGCGTAGATTTTCATCTGCTCGTTATCGACAGCCGACACCCGCACTCCTTTGCCATATTTGAAATCGATTATTTCCAGCAGGCCGTCGGCGATAATAGTGGCATCCGAGGTGCCGAATGCCTCCGGCACATACTCCGAAAAGTCCAGTCGGGTCTCGATCAGCAGCCGAGCGTCTCTTGTCGCAGCCCTGGCCGCTTCGAACTTTTCGAGCACGATATTCCTGTAGGTGTCGGTGTATTCGTCCATTTCGCCGGTATGGTACTGGCCGTTAAGCTGCGCTATTTCCATGTCCTCACCGGAGGTATCAAGGCCCATGAACGATTTCAGCTTCCTGGCGCAGTATGCATGTGCCAGCGAGCCCTCCTGCGCGTAGCTGCTGCCGCTGTCGGGCACCGTAGCCTCCAGCCGCGGGGCTGCCGTGCAGTTCATCCAGCGGTGAGCCGCCGACGGCGATAATAATGCATGTTGTCCCGGCATATCAGAAAGGTGTTTTAGCAGCTATTTTACCGTCCTCGCCTATGTAGAGCTCATCGCACTGCGCGGCAAACTCAGCCACCTTTTCCGGAGTGTCGATGGTCGTCGGCTTCTCGTTATAGCCCAGCAGAGTGGCTATCTGCTTAAACCGGGCGGTGAGCTGGCGGTGATACGCCTTGTAGTGCTCGCTTCCGGCGTTTTCCAGATAGTCCTCGCCCTCGAAGCGCTGGCGGGTGCGGTGTATGATATCGCGTACCTCCTCGCTCAGCTTGCGCTCCTTTTTCTCAGCAGCGGCCTGAGCCTCGGCCACAGCTGCCGGAACGGTGTCTACGGCAGGTTTGGCAGGTTTGGCAGGATTTTCAGATGCCGGCTGCGATGCTTCCGATTGCGGAGCGTCCTCGGTGACCATCACCGGAGCCACGGCTTCCGGTTGCGGAGTATCCTCGACAGGATCAACTGTAATTGTCACCTTTGACAATTCGCGCGCAGTCGCCTTGAACTCCTTGTCAACAGCGCGTTGCACCCGCCGTCCCAGATTGGGAAGCTTATTCTCCAACAGTTCGAAAAGCTGGTTGGAAAGAGTGATTGTTAATTGTAGATTCATCTCGTTACTGATTATTTTTTGTTTTTGTTTGTCTGGCAGTATCTGGCGGCGGCATCATCCAGTTCCGCAGCTGTCGCCACCCGGTTGTCGGTCAGCCACGCCACCAGCTCCGCGCGCTTGAAATAGCACATCTTGCCATTCGGCTTATAGTGAGGAATCTCCCTGCGCATGGTCAATTTGTATAGGTAGCTTTTTTTGAGGCCCATGTACTGTGCCGCCTCTTCGAGTGTAAGCACCTCCTTGAAAATGTAGATAGCACTCTCTTTAACTTTCGCCAATAATTCGGCTGGAGATTCCTGATTCATGGCCGTGGATTTTTAGTTATTGTCAATCGATTGTTGGTGTAGTCCGATACCGCGCTGAACTTGCAGTGCAGCGAATACTGCAGGCGGTATGCCATAGTTTTACCGCAATCTATCGCGTTAGCGCCCGGCAGCTCGAAAGTCCGGGTTTCACCCATCGCCATTTCGCGCAGAACTGCGCATGTCACTTTATCTTTTCCCATATTTCAACAGTATTAGCGTGGATAAAAAGTAGCATAGCTCACAGTTTTTTGTCTGTTATTTTATTCGTTATCCCTTTGGAGGAAAAGAAAAACTGTCTTATCTTTGCGGTTGGATATATGTAAAGTCAGGCCAAAGAGTCAGACAGTCTTTCTTATGTCCGTTCGTTATTTCGATTGCAAAGATAGTAGATTTAAATCTACACATCCAAACAGTATTGTCGATTTAAATCTATTTAACAATTATGAATGTGATCCTCTCTCGAAGAAAAAAGTTTTATAAGCGCTGTCAAGCCATTGTGGATGACCTACACGAAAATGTAGCCAATGGTCATTTCATGGATGAATCTGAGTGTAAATCGAGATACGGAAAATCAGATTACTATGGATTGCTCCATGAACTGCATAGGATGAACGCAGACATGGATTATACGGTGATGACACCCGCGATGGAATGGCTATACCATTGTCAGTATTTTCTGCACAAAGCGGCCCAGGAGCGAAATGTCTATTTAATGTTTTGGGTTTCCGTAATATCCGCTGCTGTTGCGATTATTTCAGCCACATATACAATTTTTTCATAGCCCAAAAACAGCGTGTAGATGAGCGTACATTACGAAAGCCCAACAAAGAATCATAAGGACGTAGAAAACACCATTTGGCAGGCAGCGCCATTCATGAAATCTGATTGTATTCACCACCGTAATAATCAACAACTTAGAATAAAGCAGTATCAGCATGAATGAGCCGGCGATAATGAGCAAAGATAATACGGTCAGCATATATTATTAATTTTTACATCGCAAATATAATAGACTTAAATCTAATATGCAAACTATAAAAGACAGAGTCCTCGAATTTATAAAGGCTGAAGAAATCTCCGTGAAGAGATTTGAAACAAGAGCCTCCCTAAGTAATGGGGCGGTGTCTAAAATGGGAGATAATACAAGACGTAAAATATTGGATAAAATTGTCTCTGCTTATCCACAGCTCAATATGAATTGGCTATTGACAGGAGAAGGCGAAATGCTTTCGAAAAACGAGCCAAAGCCCGAAATCAGCTACACCGACGGCGTGCCATACTATGATGAAATGTTCGAGTGCGGCTTTAATGAGCTGGTAGCGCCCAACTCGGAAAGCCCAGAATACCTGATAAAAATGCCTGGATACGAAAAAGCCACATTGTGGTGCAATGCCTCCGGCGCATCCATGGAGCCGGAGATTAGCAACGGCGACATAATAGCCATGCGCCGCATAGAGGATTTTTCATTCCTGCCCTACGGCGACATCTACGCCTTCATAACATCCAACGGCATGCGCACAATAAAGCGCCTTGGCCGCAGCAGCGACCCCACCTGCTATCGTCTGATTCCAACCAACAAGGAATACGACGAACAGGACATTCCCAAAAGCATGATACAAATAGTCTATCGCGTCCTCGGCGCAATGAAAGCATTCTGAATTCTTCCAAAATCATTAGTTTGCACGATTTTATACGTTCTCATTAAAATTATCCTAAAAAGTGAAAATAATAATAATACTACTTATAGTAATGTCCTTAATGTGCTTTTGGGGCGCAAGTTTAATAAGTGTCTCTAACAGCAAAAAGAGGATTGCAAAACCGAAGATTGCAAAACCAAAAATCAAAATGCTTAATAGAGATGGCGATGTGCATGAGGATGAGTGGCACACCTACATCGCCGGGCTAAAATATCATATTTCAAAATACGACATAGGAGGCTTCACAGGCTATGTTGTGAACGACCCGACCAATTCCCATGACTCTAAAGCAATGGCGATATGTTCTGGCATAAAATTATTGGGGTATATCCCGGCCAAGGAACTTACAGACTACCGCAAATGGTGCGAGGCAAAGCCACAACCATGCGTCGGGTTTGTATATGTAGAAGATGGGCAGTATCGTGGCAGAGTAAAAATACTGCGCCCCTGCAATGAGGAATTTTTACAAACTGAATTCAGCCGCTACCTGCAATGGGTCAGAGATAATTATGGCTCAGAGTATCTGCCAAAAACAATGTCAATGCAGTTTGACATAGAATAAATCCACTTTTAAACCAACACAAACAAAATGACAATAAAGTATATAGTAAAATCTGAAACGTCTCAAAGCCTATATCTTGTAGCAGATACAGATTTAGGTAATCGAAAAGTTCCTTTTGCATTCAAGCCATGCACACAGATCATATACAATGTTGCAGTATTTAGTAGCAAGGACGAAGCATTAGCCGCGTGTGAAGAAGCAGCTAAATACGATGGCAGCATCGCACGGCGAATGCCTATAATATTAGAGGTCATACTTGATGAATAGCTATTATAATTCCGACAAACATAATGTAATCTGATTCATCTAAAAAATAGAATTCTATCATGGAAATTTCCAGCTGGGATATATTCATCATTCTCATTTATGCTGCAATAGCAGTTGTACAAATCATGCTGTTTTGCAAAATCTGGTCAATGACAAATGATGTGAAGCGCATAAAAAATATTCTTACGCCAACATCAGATTATAAGCGCTCAGTAATGATTGCATATCTGACAGGACAGGTCGACAAGTGTTATGATGCGCTCATTAATAGCACCTATTGTCAACTTCTTGAGATAGCCCGCAGTATCAAAAAACTTTCAGGCTATGAAGACACATTCGCCCAAGATATTAAAGATCTTGAGTACAAAGCCGAAAGAGATATTGCAGACGCCAAGCGTATGTGCGAAGCTCTTGGAAAGAAACTACCATCGGAATTTACTTCACTGAGCGCCTTCCGGGATTTTTACAACAACTTCTATAAGGCGTAATCTCTAACACTCCAGCTCCGGCAGACTGTTTATCGCAGCCTCTTTGAGGCTATCCACAGCACGTATATATTTCTCCGTATGCCGCAGGTCGCTGTGGCCTAACAGACTCGCAACAGTCTTGATGTTCGCCCCGTTGCTCAGAATGTTGGTCGCGAATGAGTGGCGCGCGCAGTGCCACGTAATATGCTTGTCGATTCCAGCACGCTCAGTCCAGTGCCGCAAAGCTTTCAGACACATGGTGTGGCTCGGCAACGGAAATATCAGCGCATCGCGGTCACCACGGCCTATAAGATTCAGCAGGCCATCATTCAGCGGAATCACAACACTGCTGGCACTGCTGTGCCCCTTGGTCTTGGACTGCTCAAAGCGCAACAGCCGGTTAGAGTAATCGACATTGGCAAAAGTCAGATCCTTCACATCACACCACCGCAACCCGCAATACAAGCAGAATATAAACGCCCGCCGTATATTAGGATTCTCCCGCTCCACCGGAGTCGATATCAGCATCTTCACCTCCTCGACGCTTAGCACATCCTTAGTCAGTTTATTTCTGTCTATCTTGATGGAAACTCCGGTACATGGATTTTTCCTTATCACGTCGGCCTCCACGGCAGCCTTGACCACCTTCTTGAACCGTGCATAAAGAGTATGCGGAGTCTCCCCGTTGAAACGACTCTGCAGATACTCCACAAATCCAGCCACCAAATCCTTGGTAAGCTGCCCCGGGTTGATACAGTCGACGAACCTTCGGTATTCCGACCGGCTGTTGAGAAAATCGACAAACACCTCATGCGCCCGGCGAATCTTCCCCTTGTCCGTTTTCGTATAATTCTCCTCATAACCCAGATACCACGTATGGAAATTGGAATTCTTATGCTTTCTGAGCCTGTAGCCCTCGGTGCTCTCCAACAGCTCCTGCCCCCTCTCGAACCTCACACGCTTGGCCACATCGAGCGTGTCGCGGTTCTGCTGCCTCTCGGCCGGAGTCCTCGGCGACTGCCACAGAAAAAGATTCAATCGCTCCGTTTTCCGCTTCGCCTTTTTATATTCCTTGCCGCCGGCACTCTCGGCCACCTCATATCCCAGATAAAATTCCAGATAAAGACTGTCGCGCCCATCGCTCAGCGATTGAGCCATGAGTTTAGGATTATCGCCATTCCCGCCGTCCACAAGATATTTGTTCGGCTTGCCTTTGCTCCTCGCCATATTATTTACTAATTTTGTTTTCGCTTAGCTTCCTTTGTCCGCGCAAAGGTACAAACAAAAACCGACTGGGGCGCAACCAGGGCGCAACTTTCAACAAAACATAGACACAATTAACAAAACAAAGTCAAATGATAAAATCACAAAACATTAAAACATAGACAATTGACTTTCCTTTGATTTCCTTTGCCTTACCCGAAATTTCCGGTTTTAAGCCCACTCGCGGCTCAAAATAAGCCCTCTAATCGCTTGGATTAGAGGGCTTATTGTTTTTACAGGGCGCAACCAGGACGCAACTTTCACCTGATTACGGCCCGAAAGTTGCGGGGATTTCTTTTATTCGCCCGGCACCCCGCCCTCCATGCTGAGCTTCTTGCGAGCAAACTTTTTAAGCTCTTCCTCGCCACCCAAAAAGTCAATCAATTCCTGCACGGCTTCGGGTATCTTCACTGTCTGGTCTTTGCGCCGCTTACTATGCTCCCACATCGAGCAACCCTCCACGAAGCATACCAGCAGGGCGAAGACGATTGAGAGGTAGGGCAGGTTGTACCACGGAAGCACCGACAGCACAAGCCCCACCATCGCCACGAGTATCTGGAAGAACCAGTACACCGCCATCTTCTCGATTGTCTTGCGGAAGCGGTGTGAGCGCAGCTTCTCGCCCACCTTCTTCGCGGTATAGATGCCGCTTATGGTATCGGCGATGGAGAAAATGCCCGACACTATTATGCAGAGTGCCACTATTGTCAGATGCCATACAAGATGATGAAGCGAGTAATCGCCCATGCCCATCTTGATTATTTCCAAATAATTTTCCATTGCGATTTTTTATTTTCGGAATTTCTTTATCAGCCACACTACTGCCACGCAGGCTGTGGTTATGATTGCGCCGATGGCGATGCCGCCGAAGTCCATTTTGGTCTGCTGCCACTTTGAAAGCTGTTTTTCCACGGGGTATGGCAGGCGGATGGTGTCGGTGCGCTCTATGTAGCAGGTGTCGTGTATCTCCACTCGCCTGATGCGTTCCTTCTCGCGGACATCCACTACCGTGTCGCCTTTCACCCACACAAGGCGGGTGTCGCGCACGGTGTCCGTGACAAGACGCTCCACGTCGCGGTCGCGGTATTCGGCGCGCACGCTTTCGACGGGGATGTAGTGTGTGCGGGCGCAGCCTGTCAGGAGCATGGCGCAGCCGCCGAGGAATACCAGAAAGAGAGCTATCAGTGCTGAGCAGCCGTAGCGGCGCAGCGGGTCGTAGTCGGATTGTGGTTTCATGGGCTTATGTGATTTCGATGGTTATGGCGTGACCTTTGTTCTGTGCTTCCAGAAGCATGTCGGTGATGCGCCGCTCCCAGTATGTGGAGTTCAGCACTTTGCCGACGGCGCGGTTCTCGCCCACGAGGATGCAGCCGGCGGTGTCGGCTGCGGTGTTGCCCCGATGGATGAGGATGCCTTCGAAGCCGGGCACGCGCAGCAGGCGTGGCAACAGTCGCCGGAACTTGGGGGAAATGTTCACCACCACGTCGTATGTGCCGGCCGGGATGGCTGTCTGCCCCGGCACTTTCTTTTCGCGGGTGAGGTCGCGCACGGGGTCCTCGAGGGTGTCGCACACATATGCACCGTCGGCGTAGAGGTGGCCGACGGTGTATGTGCTGCGTGGTGCGGTGCGTTCAAGCCGGAGTTTCATTTGTGAGGAGGGTTCTGGTGGCTGTCATGAAGGCTTCGATGGCTTCCATTATCCCGCAGCGGTCGTTTTCGGCCAGGAAGTAGACGCTCAGCAGGGGGTTGGTGTGGAAGTCGGCCACTCCGATGTTGTCTTCGCCGATGGCGCGGACGGTGCCGGAGGTGACCGAGGCTATCGCGCCGTTTGTCACCACGATTTCGGCCTGGATTGCATAGGTGCGGGCGCTGTCGCCGGCGTTGCTTACGCGCACGGTGCGCGATTCGGTGATTGTCTCTGTTACTTTTACGTTCATTGTGATTAGGTGTTAGGTTGGTTGTTGGTGTTATGTCAATTCTTTCCAGTTGCCGCTTCTCCCTTTGTAGCGTATGCCATCGGTTTCAGAGACTTCGAATATGAAGTCTCCGGTTTCCATGGTTATGCCGCGTTCACGGACGCAGAACCTTGTGAGGCCGAATTTGGCGAGCAATCCGTTGTTGCCTATCACCACAAGGGCGGTGTCGCCTGTGGCTGTGCGGCCTTTTACGGTGGTGCGTACTGTGGGAACGAGTACTTCGCCGCCGCCTTTGCCGTCGCCCGCCAGCCACCATTCCACTCGGTACGTCCCGGCTGCGGGCACGGTGGTGTTGACTATTGCTGTGGAGGTTGCCGATGCGGCGGTGCCGCGGACGGGGGCTGTCACGGTGGTTATGGCCGTGTTTGTGGTATCATCGACAACAGCAGCCACGAGGTTGCCGGTCAGTGGTTGTGCGGGCGCTGCGGATGTTATTTCGGCTTTGACGACCAGTTCTATGCGCATTCCTTTCTGGAGTTCTTTGAGTTCAAGGCTGTTCGGAACTATAAGGCCGAATGTCCAGGCGGTTGAGACGGCACCCTGTGCCGTGGTGTGTTTCACCAGCGTTGTGGCCAAGGGCTTTGACACGCTTACCGGATTTATGCTGGTGGCGCTGAGCAGGTAGTCGGAGATGGGGGTGTCGGCCACGCGGAGGTGTGTCTGCCCGTCGGAGCCGAACATTTTAAGTCCTTCATAGTCGAGGATGAGGTTGTCGCCCACTTCCATGCGCCTTTCCTCGAAGCGGACGGTGTTGTGTGCGGCATATACGCTGCCGTCGTGGCGGAGGGCGAAGGCTGCGCCGTCGCTCTCATAGGCGGCATCGCGGAGTGGACCACCACCCCAGATTGCGATGCTGCGCCCGGAGTTGGCAATGCCGTTGATGCCTGCGGTCACGCGACGTGTGCCGTCGGTCTGAGGTACTCCAGCTTGTATCAGTGATGCGAGCATCAGTCCTGCCTCCATGGTGTTGCCATGTGTCAGCGCCTGGCGAAGATAGCCGGTGTCTTTAGATGATGCGCTCCAGGCTGTGGCCTTGTTGCCGCGCTCGACCTTCCATGAGTTGATGTAGAAAGAGCCGTTGCGCTGCACCTTGGCCGCGATTCCGACCGTGGTGGCGTCCGTGGGTATGTAGACCTTGCCGGAGATGAACACCCACTTTCCCTCCACAAGGACGTCTTTAGTGGCTATGGTGACTTCTTTGAAATCGGCGAGGTTTGTCACCGCATTCAGCTGCCACCCGCCGTCGATTCCCGCGAGGTTGTCGGTGTACACATATCCGCTGAACATGTGCACCTCACCGGGGGTGTATCCGTCGAAGTACTGGAGTACGGTGCCCCAGGTGTCCTGCTGCGCTCCGGAGATATGGAAGTGCGCGCTTTTGCGTCCGAGGTGGTCATATGCCGCGTCCGCGTTGAAGTCCACACAACCGCTGTCGGCGGGATATGTGCGCCAGTGAAGGCTGCCGTCGATGAAGTCGGAGTTGCGCAGCAGGTTCTCGCCACCTATGGCGAGACCTCTGGCGTCGGCGATTACGAAGATTCTCTCACGGTCGAGCATCGTGCTGCCGTCGTAGAGGGTGAACACCACCGCCTCGACCTCTTCGGTAACGGCTATGGCGGGGCTTGTACCGTTGGTCAGTGTGACAGGGGGTTCGTAGCTGTCGATTCCGATCCGCTGGTATTTGAGCTGCCGTTCTCCGGTGAGCACCGGTGTGTTTGCCCCGGTTGTCTTGTACACCTTGCAGCTTACGGCGTTGGTGGAAAGATGTCCGTTGGCGTCGATGGTTATGTTGTTGACCGAGGGCATGAGCTTGTAGATTACCGCCGGAGAGCCATCGGCGCCCGGTCTGACCTTGTAGACGGACATTATGGTGGTGAGCGTAACACTGCCGACCCTGGCCTGCACCGTTATCTCGGCGGTATCGGCCTCCATGCCGCGGAGCGTTATAGCCCCTTTGTCGGATATGTCGGCGAATATCCCCGAGGTCTGGGGTATGGAATACGACACTCCGCTGGTGAGCCTGGTGCCGCCTTTGTAGACGCTCGCATTTGCCGGTGGCGGGTAGCTGATTGGTGTGCCGGCGGCGTTGCATGCCACTGCAGCGACCTCGTTGTCGATGTCGAGGCGGTAGACGTCGCTGCCGGCGGCACCGGTGTCGCCGGTGAGCCTCACCGCTTTGTCCCACTTGGCGGGCACAGTGGCCGGAGGCACGACCAGACCGCTGCGCATCCACACGTATTCCCCGGGCGGGGCGGTCATGGGGGCGTCGCTCCATCCGCTGGTCGGCTCATTTAGGGTGTCAGTACTCTTGGCCCACTGGAACTTGCGCCACTTGCCGTCGGCGCCCACCATCTCCGAGGCTGCCGGCGACCACGTGGCGTCCGTTCCCTTGCAGACTTTGAGGGCGCGGTACTTCTCGGTAGTGGTCTCTGTCACCGTCGCGAGGTTCGCATTGGATATGTATATGCCGAACTTGGCGGCATTCTGCGGGATGGTGATTGTCACCGAACTGCGCCCCTGGGTGCCGGCCGCTATGTTGTTGCCGTAGAAGTTGCCCAGGCGCGTGGAGCCGGCATCGTTGATGGCCACATAGACGCGCAGGCCTTTGGTGGAAAGGCTCTTCACATCCACCGATACTGTCATGGTGTCGCCAGGAGCCAGGCCGACGGATTCCAGGGTCTTGTAAAGACCTATCACCGTGCCCTCGTACTTGCTCACACTTATATCCTTCCACGTGTCCGGGTCGGTGCCGGTGAGCAAGTTGGGCGCATATCCGGGGCCGGTGAATCTCATGCCGTCACTCCAGGTTTTGCCACCATCGGCAGATGTGCGCATCCACAAGTCGCCCGTTGTAAACGTGGGGTGCCAGTTGCTGCCGTCGGCGGAGTATTGTGCCAGGACGGAAGTGCCCGGGGTACCAGGTGTGCCTCTGAGCGACAACGACCAGGAGAACTTGCGGGTGAACTGTTTGCCGTCGACGGTTACGGAGACAGTGAGGACGCCCCGCCTGGTTTTCATTACCGGCGTTACGGATACGGTGAATCCGGCGTTGACCGTGCCGTCGCCGGTCTTTGAAACCGACATACCCGCCGGCATGCCGCTTATGGAGTCTATTGTGGCTGCCACCTGCGTGGCGCCCTTGTAGGCAATGATTTCGGAGGACGCGCTGCCGGACACAGCTTTCTCGGTGTCGCCTTCGAAGATGTGCGATTCGTTGGTGAGGATTATGGAATAGGCATCGCTGTCGGTCGGCGCCGGAGTCCATACCGGGGCGCTGTTGTGGCCCCGCTCGAGCTTTATGCGGTCGATGCGCGAGACGCCGGACTGCTCCGAGTTGAGTGTGTATATATTCACATATCTGGATGTGGCTCCGGCTGCGTTTTTCCACGTGAACTGTCTATGGTAGACGCCCTCCGACACCTTTTGGAGCGTGGCGAGGGGCACATTGCCGCCCGAATTGTATGCCACGAAGGCGTTTTTTGTGGCGGCGAGTTCACCCCCGATTGTAATGGTCATCGGCTCGCCTACTGCGGGGGCTTCCGCAAGGTCGTATTTGGCAATCCGGTAATTGCTGTTTTCTACAGTTTTCCCCGTTTCGCAGAGCAGGTTCTCGGTGTAGCTGGCGCCGTCGGTGCCCTGCAGCGAGAGCGACCATGAGAACACCCGGTCGAACCTGGTGCCGTCGACGGTCACGGGCACTGTCAGCGTGCCCTGGCGCTGTGTGAGGGTGCCGGTGACATTGACCTTGAACGCTCCCGGCGCGGTGGCCGTCGGCTGCACGATGCCGCTCACCGACATTCCCGCCGGAGCGCCGGTGATGCTGCCTATGGTGGCCGCCACGCGCTGATTACCCTTGAACACCAGCACCCCGCAGTCGGTCGCTGCCGGCAACGCCTTTTCGGTGTCTCCCTCGAATGTGTGGCTCTCGTTGGTGAGCAGCACGGTATACGCATCCGCTCCGGCTGCGCCGTCTGCACCGGGTTTGCCATAATATAGCGGCAGGGGCGTGCGCACACATATACGAGTCGAGCTGTCTATGCGCGTTATCGTCCCAATGAAATAGCAGTCCGTCCCGATGTCGTTTATTCGCGCCTGTATGATAGCCGTATCGCCCACCTTGGCGCCATGCAGAGCATCCACAGTCCAGCCGTTGTACTCGTTTGTTGAGCCGAGCCACGATTCCCACTGCGACAGCGGCACGTTGTAGGTAGTCTGAAATGCTATAGTAGAAGAGCCATTTGTTCCGTTGCTGCCGCTGCTCACCTTCGCTATGGTCACTTCGTCATACACATTACCCGACGTGCAGCGCAGGGTTATGCTCTTGGCCGTACCCCATATCGAGGCATTGTGCCCCAGCGCGTATGTCGCCGCAGTCGCTCCGCTTATATTGGTAAACGCCGACTGAGTAGGAGTCTTGTAGCTCCACTGATAGCCGGTCGTGCCCTGCAGTGTCGCCGCCAGGGTTATGCTGCCCGGTCCGACCAGAGTGGCGAAGTCGTCCTCATAGGTGAACACCTGCTCGCCGGCAATCCTCACACTCCTGGCCGGCGCCGCGTTGGCGCCGCTCGACACCTTGATAATCGTGACCTCGTCGTACACGCCATCGACAGTGCAGCGCACTGTCACGCTCCGGGACTGGCCTATGACCGCGCCGGCAGGAGTCAGCTCTATTGTCGGTGTCCTGTCGCCAAGTTCGGTGAAAGCCGTCTGTCCGGCCTGCTTGTAGCTCCAGTGGTACACGGGATTGCCGATGCCCTGCACAGAGGCGGTGAGAGTGATTTTCGATGGCCCCGTAAGGCTGGCGAAATCATTTTCGTAGGTGAACACCCGGGCGTCGGAGTTGACCGTGACAGTCTTTGCCGATATGCCGTCCTCGCCCTGCAGCCGTGCCCACTCGTATTTTCTGAAATCCGTGCTGTCGTCGGCCTTGTCGTCCTTGTAGATGCCGATGTATCTCGCACCTTCGAACATCGTTGTCGAGAAGCCCGTGACCGACGTGGGGCGCGGCAACTGGCCAGCAATGTCCGAGGCGTATGCCAGATGCAGCCCGGCGATGGAGGTCTCGCCGTCCGAACCGATTCGTGATACCGAATAACTCTTCACCACAGTGCCGTCGGAGTACTTCACCTCCGTCTTGCACCACAGATAATCGCCCGGCCCCACTCCGGCGGCGCCGAGGGATGTATATATGAACGCAGAGTCGGCTGGCTGCGTGGCTACGGTGGTTTTCGCGTAGGTGACACTCTGCGACTCTATAAGAAACTCCCCGTTGGCATCCATGTCGAATGTCGTGGCATAGGCCAGATACCAGTCCACGGGCGCTTCCTCCGTGCCGTAGACAGGGCCGGTCAGATATATGTGGCCAAAAGTGCCGAATACCGTCTGGCTGCCGTTGTCGGGGATATCCGCTATCCGGAACTTAAGCATATACTCCTCCCACTTTCCCGTGCCGGCGTTGGGCGTGAGCCATTCCACCTTGGCCCCGTTAGCGGGCGTTCCGATATTGTTATGGCCAAATGCCAGGGTGTGTCTCACGGGGATTCTGGCCACAAACCGCTGGATGAACGTGGCGCTCGCGCGGGCCTGCGTAACCTGATAGAATCCTCCCAGCCCCGGCTTCAGCTCCCCGATGCTGCGGATGCGCATCACCTTGCCGCTGTCGTTGGGCGCGGCGGCATCGTCGATGCGCGTTACTGTCAGAGTACCGGGGCTGGGGTGACTGTAAGGGAATACCTTGTTGCTGCCCTTCTTGAACGTCGGGTCGTTGTACAGCATCTTGCCGTTGCCCCATGCCGTGCCGTCGGCGCCGTTTTCCCCCAGACGGCTCACGGCGTATGTGGTGGTGCTGTCGCCGTTGTCGTATCCCACTCTGGTGCGGCTCCACAGATACTGGCCTGCAGCCAGCGACGGCACATCCGCCAGTGTGAACGTGGCGTCCGCCGGCTGCGTGGCAGTGTGAACCGTCGAATACCTCACCTCCGTGGATGTCACCGACACGCTTTTGCCGTTTGCTCCCTGGATGCACGTGGGGTCCGAGAACGAAGCAGAGCCGTCGCCGCGGCGCACATAGGTGGTCTGCCAGATATAGCGCCCTTCCTGCCACTCCGGAGCCGTAGCAGCCCATCCACGGGCATCGGCGATCAGACCGTTGGGGTCGAGAGTCGGCAGCGACGGCGCATCCTGCTGCGACGGCGAAGTGTGCGAGATATACAGTGCCTCGGTGTTGGAAACAATCACCTCGCCGAGCGTACGGTCATTGCCGCTGCCGTCGTCGTAGGTGGATTCCGCGGAGATACGTCCGGCCACCCTCAGCCCGTCGTCCTGGGTGTATTCAAGGAACTGCCTGGCTCCCGAGGCGCCCAGACGGAAAAACACCTTCCCGGTAACAGCGTCTCTGCCGAACGCCACCACCGCCTTGCCGGCCAGGGAAAAAGAGTTTATGCCGCTGAACAGCTTCATGCTCGGGGCGTCGGCGTCAACCGTCGAGAACACCATCGCCGCCTGGCGGGTGACATCGCTGCGGCTGCCCAACTGGCATATCTCGTCGCCGGCCACCGGCACATCGCTGCCTGCCTCGCAGTCAATCTTGGAAAGATCTATATATCCGTAGTGGTTGCCGTTATTGTCGGCACGGGCCTCGTTGACAACAGCGGTCACCAGACGCCAGTAGCGGCGGTTGGAAACCTTGCCGGA